CACCACCCTGACTGGAAAGACTTATTATGTCAGATCTGTAGTCGGAGTTTCCTCCTCCGCCGCCGCCACCGCCATACCGTTTATCAAATCCAGCACCACCGCCACCAGCAGGTCCACCTGACCCACCACCACCGCCGCCACCGCCGCCTCCGTCGCTAGGACAGTCACCACCAGTGCCACCACTATAGGTATTAATTGTTCCTCCATTATATGGATACCAACTGTTGGCATCAAATCCTCTACTTGCTGGTCTCTTCCAGGAACCTCCACCGCCGCCACCGCCGCCGCCAGCGCAAGCTAATAATTCTCCTCCATCGCGAATAATACCAGAGGCACCTCCACCTCCACCTCCGCCACCAGACCATCCACGAGGACCGGCACCGCCACCACGACCACCAGGTGCTATGTTACTAGAACCATTACCACCATACGCAGGGAACGCTCCTCTTCCTCCACCACCACCTGCTCTTCCTGTTCTAAATGTAATCAGTCTTCCTCGTCCTTGTGAATCAGGCATGGTAAAAGTACCATGTCTTCCAGCACCACCGCTACCTCCAGAACCATCCTTATCAGAACCACCATTACCACCAGAGGCACCTCCAACACCCAGAGTTATATTATATCCTGTTGGTGGAATATTTACATCACTATCACTACTATAATTTTGACTAAAACTATGATAAGTTGTATCAGTAGCAGTTCCTTCTTCTATGACAGTTTCAACAGTAGAACTAACATTTTGAGTTGTATACCTTTTATTTTCTACTTTAATTGGATCAGAAGCACCTACACCAACATACCATTCATATTTAATTGGTGATGCAGGGAATAAAAAACTACTATCAGAAAGACTAGCACCTATAAAAAATTCTGCTTCAAAACCTTCTTTGGCAAGTTCATCTGTTGGTTGCGTATCGATACTAATTGTTGGATTTATAGTTAGAGTTGCTTGATTAGATTTAACCGGTTCATTAAGGGAAGTTCCAGTTCCCTTCTCTGCAGTAGCATATTCATCACCAGGTTCATAACTAATCTGACAATAATATTTTGTTCCAGAGTCTCCTGGAGATGTCAAATTAGAAAGAGTAAGTGTTGTTGATTTTGCACCACTAATATTTGCATTGTCTGCTAATATAATATCTGTATTAGCGAGATCATAGACTATTGAATTCGGTCCCCTAACTTTATACCACTGATATTTAATAGTACCAGCATCATTACCATCTGCTGCACTATTCCCAGTAAATGTTGCTTGTGCTGCAACTGTAAAACTTGCAGTACTTACCGCAGTGGTAACGTCCGATGGTTGAGTCGTAAATGCTAGAATTGGACCATTAAGGTCCAAATCTGTTTCGATGTTACTAAAAATTGACATAACTTATCAGTTCTGGAAGTTTTGACCGCCTACGACTCCATAGAGTCCAGATGATGCCACAGTGTTGCCATTAAATATCTTGAATGAATAGATGTCAGTTCTACTCGCTGTCGTCGTTGGAACTGGAACGACTCCACCCGGCCAATATACTGGGATTGTTGAACCACCCACAGTTCGGAAGTCATCTATATCTATACTCCGACTTCCAGTGGAATCCTGCTCAACTTTAATGGTGAATGAAGAGGCCCCATCTGGAGCATTCTTCAAAGTAAAGTGTGTGACATTTGAGGTTGCAGTACAAATAAATGTCTGTGCCGTTGAGAGATCAACAGTAGCAACTTGAGCAGCGATGGTTGCATTACCAACTCTCTCAGAGTATGTCTTAAAGAATGTTCTTCCATCAATATCAAGTGTTGCTTGTGGAGAAGTAGAGTTGATACCAACTGAACTAATACCAGCAGCAGATTGACCAGTGATTACTGTTCCACCAGTTCCAACATTCAGAGTTCCAAATGTAGCAATACCAGCTCTAATTCTTCCAACATTATTAATGCCACTATCAAAGTCAAATTTTGTTGCAGTAATAACACCAACTGGCTCAAAGTCTCTACATGTGACCAGACCTGCGAATACTGAGTTTCCATATACAAAGAAACTTAAACTTAAACCTGCTCCAACATTTTCATGTCTATCTCCAACTGTGAGATTTACAGAACTTGCAGATGTTCCAATACCAACCGATCCAAGAGCAGTATTATAAAGAACTCCATCACTATTAGTCCAACCAGCAGCAGATACGTTAATGTCTGTTAAATTAGAACCATCACCGTAGATGAATGTACCGGTGATAATTCCTGCATTGATATTACCACCAATGTTTGTATCACCTAAAACACGTAGATCATATCCATTTGCGGTGGTTCCAATACCAACACCATCACCATCAACTACCAGTTGAGTTGTTCCAGCACCTACCTTAAATGTGGCAGTGCCTGGTGTAGTTGTTCCAACTCCAACCTGGTCAAATACCATAACATTTTGGTTGGTGTTCAGACTAATTGCACCAAAACGACGCCAATCATTCTGAATACTATAAATCCAGCCAACATATCCACCATCATCTGGGTTAGCATTATAAACTAAGTCTCCTGGGTTTCCTGCGAGACTTGGTGTAGAAATTCCAACAGTATACTTTCTAGAAACTGTAGCATCACCCTGAAGGAACAGGTTATTTGACTCAAGACCTTTCGGTGAATTTACTGTCAGTTTGTTATTAACAATGACAGGTCCATTAAAATTAGAGGATACTTTATTATCTGCACCACCCTCAACGTTAATCGAACGAGCAAATCTACCTTCTACAGGAGTAACAACGTTCAGACTTGGGAGAACACTGATGTCCTCACCTTCGATTGTCTGGAATGGAGTGTCAAAAATTTCCTCACGACCGGTAATCGTGCTAAGTTTTTTATTGCCAGAGTATGAAATACCCCTGTCATTCATACCAGTGTAGAAGTTAATTCCACCCTGACGCTTAAGCGACTGTGCAAGAAGTTCTTCCTCTGCCGAAATAGAACGATCTTGTCTATCCGGGAGAGCAGTAGAGTAGTTGCCAGGACCATAACCAACATACTCAAAGGTATGTCCAGATGCTCTGTTAATAGAATGTCTTCTAAGTTCAATAGGATTGACTTCAATCTTTCTAATAACTGTGTTTATGTTGTGTATTGTGGGTCTTGTTCCAAGAACACCACGGAAGACATTGATTGGATTACCAGAAACAGTTGTTTTAATTCGGACTATCTCATCATCAAGTAAGAGGAAATCTCCAATCTTAAGGTCAACATTATTAATTTGAGTTATATTAATTTCATCAGTCGTGGAGTTGATGACAGCTGAAGATATAGTGGTGGTAATTCCCGAATATGTTGGAATCATTCTACCGTTCAGATTTTCATTATCTGCCATAATGACACCATCATTAGCAGATAGACCTTCATGGAATGCAAATATCGACGATGAACTCTCAGTAAGTATATTGGTTGCAATACCAACTCTTACCTCAAATTCTGTTAGTGAATTAACTTTGGAAACAACAAATGATCCATTATATCTACTATTTGTTGCTCCAGTGATTTTTACTCTTTGTCCAACGGCAAAAACATGTTTTTGTCCAGCGGTGGTTAAAGTTGCAATTCCAACATTATTACTATAAACCAATGTGTTAATTGATACTGATTCTCCAGTCAATTGAGCAAAAGATCCGGTTGCATCAGTTGCACCAATACCAGTGGTTGTAAACCCACTAACGGTTCTAGAAGAAGCAACTGTAATTGATGTTGCACCACCCACAGGAACATCGGTAATCCTATAAAGTTGATTGTAGTCAGCAAACCCCTCAGAGTTAACTCCACTGATTCTCAAAGTGTCTCCAACATTATTGTAGATACCAGTGACGGTAACAATAGCAGAACTAAATCCAGTGTATGTAGAAACACCGGTAACAAACATAGAGTTACCAATACCATAAGCACTACCACCATCCATGATGGTAATTCCAGTAATTTCTCCACTTGATCCAGTGGTAATTTTAGCAGTAGCGTGGTTACCTACGTCTGTTGTGGTATGTCCAGTTCCAACTAAAGTTGCATTATACAGAGTAGTATTAGCAGATCCATAACCCGCACCTGCACTAGTAATTCCAAGAGTAACAATCCTATTCAGACCGTGATCTAATATGGTGGTGATAGTATGTGCTACACCACTATGAGAAACGATTTCAGTGATTCCAATACCAATTTCATTGGCCTTGAAGTATCTGTTTGTTGATTCTTTTGTAAGACTCTTTCTTGGGTCATTAATTACAACATCACCAATTAAGGAAGATCTCGCAAAACTACGAGATTCCATTGGGTCTGATTCGGGGTCATCTCTCTGAGTTTGTGGGAAGAGAGATTTAACTGGTTGAGAATATTTTTCATTTGTAAATGGAGAGACCGTTGGTTTTTCGTTTGCACCAACAACCGTAAGATAATAAACACCGTCTTGATCACCACTTATATACTTTTGCACCTCCTCGACTCTATAAACATATAAAGTATCATCGTATTCTTTCTTTCTAAAGAAAGGAAGTGAAGTGGTTCTTGTAGAGGTATCGTTGGTAAATTCTCCAGGATTGGTTCCAAGACCAACAGTGAACATCTTAGAGCTAGAAATACCTGTGACAGTTGAGGTATGGTTAAATCCAGAATTACCTGCACCAGTGGTATTAGATCCACTAGTTACATTTACAATCTGTACTTGAGATCCAACGGTTAAATCGTGTGGAAGTTCAGTAACAAAACTTGCAGTCTTGGCACCATCTGAATACGTGGCACTAGCAATTAATCTGAAATTTCTCTGTTGATTAATGTTGGAGATTGAACCAGATCCAAAGTAAGTTTGAATCTCTCCGTCGGATTTACCGATTCCAGTGTTTGATTCTTGAATGACAAATCCTTCGACAGGAGGTCTTGCTACCGTGCCTCCAGAAGAAGCAGGAATAACGTATCTCATTCTGTAGAGAGTATCATTAGAGTTTCTACTATCACTTCTTCTGTTGAAGAATGTTCTTGGAGTAGATACACCAAACCCAGTTGATCCAAAACCAACTATAATTGGATAGAGAGTGTTATCAGTAGATGAAGTAGATACTTTGACATACCACTGACTATTAGTATCATCATACTGAATTGGGTGACCAACATCACCAGCATTTTTATCACTAACTCTACTGCTGACTTTTAAAATACCACCCTTTTCATTGATAGTTATTGCATTTCCGTTGACAGCATCATTGAAAGTTTTCGCTAATTTTAAAGCATTAGCATCAAGGCCGGTTACAATCGCATGATAGATTTCATTTGAATCAATTCCATCTGGAAGTTGTCCAGTATCACTGATAACGCGAATAGTTTCACCTGTTAAGAAGGTGTGATTTGCAGTCAGAGTAATAACATTAGATGCACCACCATCACTAAACACACCAATACTATTGATACCGGTTGCACTTCTGTTTACAAGGAATGACTTCTCAGAACTTGACTGAGAGTTAGGCATCACAATACGTGCGCTATATTCAGTTACAGATCCAGCAGAGGATACAAGAACTTTTAGAGCATCATTTGTTCTTGCACCAATTCTATATCCATCAATTACGTTTTCTGGTGGTGCTGCTTTGTTAGTTCTATCATAGAGATAAAGATTACCTGTTGATGCAAGGCCAACATTTGGAGCGTCTCCTGTTTTGAGAACATCAATAGCATCAAATTCAATTGCAGTTTCAGTTAAAGATATCTCTTTCGGTGGAATAACGTGAGTGATAAATCCAACATCATCTTGAGAAAACGCAGTTGTTCTAAATCCATCCGCAATTAAGGCTTTTGCACCAAAGTTGGAGTTGGAGTTGGTAATTGATTGGTCACCACCACTTTCAGATACAAAGTGTTCTGCATATCCAATAGCAAAGATAGAGACTGCCTGAATAACAGAATTATTAGAACACTTAATATGGAAATTCTTATAAGAAGGTTTATATACTGCTCTTGAGTCCGTGCTCAGAGTTTCATTTCCAGATACGGTATTGTCTTCATAATTTCCTGTTGTGGCATTATATTTTACAAATGCATTATCATCTTTCTGCAGACCAATACCAGTGAACTGCGCCACAACCATTGATTTGAATCCAGTTGCTTTAGATCCATCGGCGTGCATACCACACATACCAAAAACAGATCTTAGAGACAAGTTAAAGATATATGGTGATGCTGAGGTTACCGTATCTGACTGAAGTATTAATTTTGCTCCTGTAATTGATGGAAGTGGATTTACCGGCTCATTCTGAACCTGATATTTGATATTAGTACTATCTACTTTGTCAGATACAACAAATTGTCCACTATATCCAGTAGCAGTAACTCCCTTAATTCTGAATGGAGTATCAACATCTAAACCAGGTACAGCAGTTTCAGTAGTGATTGTAATCGTGGTTGTAGAAGTAGTTCCGTCACCTGCTTTGATACTAGTGATTCCAACTTCTGCACCAGTTGATCCAACAATACGGTGTTCATCAATTTTTGCCTGAATATCCAGACCAGAACTTGGATAATCTGGAGAGATTGCTCGGCCAGAAGATTGTCCATAAACAAGACTGACCTTTTCATAATACATATCCAGATCAGTGCGGTTCGTAGAGAACGTCTGGAAAGTATCACTAATATTTACATTATTAGTGCCATCTGCATACTCAAAACAAGTAAGTTTGTGGTGAGAGAAGTTAGGGACAAACTGGTTCTTGGTGTAGTCCTTGTAGCAGACTCCATTTGGATCTGCATCAAACATGGTAAACTGCCAGAAGTAGCAAGCACCAGTGATTCTAAACAGAGCAGATCTTTCAATGTTATCGTTTTCTGGATCTGGTACGTACTTGGGTCTAACTTTAGTTTTACGAAGATCAAGACCTACAATTGAAGTACCACGGGGAACAATTACACCGCCATGAATACTGTTAAGTTTGAATAATTCGTTTTCTGGAGATTCTAAACTTAAATTAGATGTGAGATCATATGGAGGTAAGTCATTAGTTATTGCACCACTTCTTGTCCTATAAAGATTTACACCATCTGGAATGTATCCAGGTCTGTTATCTACAACGTGATCACCAGGATATAATAAGATTGTGGTCTTACCAAATCTATCATTATTCAACCCTCTTTGATACGAAAATCTTGACGCTTCAATAAGAGCTCGCTGAATGGTTTTGAAAGGGCGTGTCAGCGAATTACCCTGATTTTCTATACTGTCAGTCGCATCCAAATCATTTGGATTCACATAAAGAATCGTTCCTCTGGAAGACTTCAGAAAATTATCTAATCTGGAAAGACCCATCTTATTTGCACTATAAGTTCTGTTATGGATTATTTATCAAACGAAAAAAGGGCAACCTCATAGAGGTCACCCTTTTCGCACTTCCTTCACACCTTTATATATTACTCTTCTTTTAACTCGTTGTCAAGTATGTATTCAACAGTTGTTGCAACATCATTCATAGCACTACGAAGTTCTTTTTGACCACCAGAGTGTTGCGTCATTAGACCCGTTTCTGTGAGTGACCAACGCCACTCCTCCATTTGTTTGTTATACCATAAGTTGATGACCATACTTAATTATAACTCCTTGTTTGTATTTAGAATTTATTTTGACCTATCCCAGGCACAGTGTGCTCTTCGTCCGTCTTGTAAAACATAATGAAAGAAGATTTGATGATAGTAAGTATCCCTACCTTCACTTGGCATGGGTTCTCTCCAATGTGGTCTCTCACATCCTTTATACACCATACCATCACCTGGTTTTAAAACAACAGAGTGATTTTCACCTGTACTAATTGTTGTTCTTTTGCTTTTGTTTGAATATTCATCTGGTGTCTTAATCCAGATAGGCCAGTCATCATCTAAATTAGTGCTGATGTTTACAGTAACTGAAATTTCACATGCATCTCTATCGGTATGTCTGGTCAATTCTTGTCCGGAGAAATAAAATCTATCATAATAGTATGTATTATAAAGTTTACGACCTAATTCTTTCTCCACTTTCATACGAATACCAGAGTGAATGGTTCTATACTGTGGATGCCAATATCGTGCTATTGACCCTTCTACTTGTTTTTCTATTGGTTCATAATCATAGTCTTCCAAATCTTTACTGTGGTAAGTAAATTGTCCTCTCCTCATGGGAACGGAATGGTAGAGTTCTTCTGGATTCCAAAGATCTCTGATAACCAGATATCCATGTTTTTCCATAAAATCATTACGAGTCCAAGTTGTACCAGTATTCAACATCTCTGCCAGAGTTACTTGCTCTGGGGTCATTTCCTCTGCCATTACTTCCAACGTGGACCAACTGTCCACCCAACTAAACTTTTACGACAGCCTTTCGTGACTTTTAACACTCTGTGCTGTGTACGGGAATCAAATAGAATCATAGTTCCTCTTTGACGAGGTGCGATATAAGATTTTCCTCCCTCGTCCAGAAGTTGTAGATTTCCTCCCTCATAATCATCAGGATCAGATAATTGTAGAACAAAAGATAATTTTCTTACCATATTATCATCATGCATATTTGATATTCCAGAGTCATTATGCCATTTATAAAACTGACCTTCTTCATATTGTGTATATTGAATTGCTTCTCCATCAATACACGTTAAATCATATAAAAAATTTTCTCTGTTCGCTTTTTCTATGTAATGCCAAATAAATCCTGCTACCCAATGATTAGTGGGAATCCAAGTATTTTTAGAATTTCTTTTTTCCTTATTTAAATCGTTTCCTTGAACTCTAGAGTCAACCATTCTCTCATCAAATGTTTTTGAGAGATCTGTTTGAATTAATTCTATTACTTCTTTTGGCAAATCTGTAAAATACCAAATTGATTGAAATGCCATAATTACCATATCTCAAATACAAGCCAACTATCGGACTCGAACCGATGACCTGAGCTTTACAAAAACCCTGCTCTATCCAACTGAGCTAAGTTGGCACTAATCTACAGGCAAAAGTTCGGGATTCTCAATCTCTAACTCAAACATTAGTGGATGACATTCCTCTGCCATCAAATACATACTTGCCTTGTACATTTCTTCTGCAGACCATCGTTTGTTTCCATTAGCAGTTTCAGTTACTTCTGAAAGATTTCGTGCGATCTCGGGAAGTTCGTCGAAAGTAAAAGGGACATTCTGTATCATGTATACGAGAACGACTTTGCTTCCTTCCTGAGTGTCATACCAAGCATACTCGGTTTCTATTTGGTACTTCATGACACTTATGGTGTACCCCACCTATATTTAGTGGGGCAATAGGAGCGGGGGGACTTGAACCCCCACGAACTTAATGTTCAACAGATTTTAAGTCTGGTGCGTCTACCGATTCCGCCACGCTCCCGAAAAAATCACTCCCCTTCCCAAGTAGGAGGATTAAGACGGCAATATTCGTTAAACGTGATCTTCATCTCCTTGTCTGTCAGATTGCAGTTTCTCGCTGCTTTGGGTAAATTCCATTTTGCCGCGAACAGCATTTCCATAGATTGTCGGGTTTCTGGTCTCATATTCGTAACATTCCAAGATTTCTTTGTATAGTGACTGTGGGTGAATTAGCATGAAAAAAGGTAATGGGGTGATTTTTTGCCGGAATTTTTTTTCGACCTTTTTTGGAATTAAAAGCTAATTTTGGTTAGAGAGGGTTAGCATACGCAAGTGTGTCCTCATCACAACGGTCACGGACTAGTTCAAGAACTGCCATGAACTGATCCACGGTTTCACAATCTACGACACGCTCTTCACCCTCGTTAGAATACAAGAAGAACTTGCGGGCAACGGGATCAACAACGCATCGGGTCAGGTACTCGTCTTGCATGGGGTTCGTTTGATTACCTGCTTATTATACGACAGTCAGGACGCCTTGTCAAGAGTATGGCCAGGGTTCATCCTTCTCCATCTCAACGGGCAATGGTGCAACGTCCTTCCTTGTACCATAAACATGATAGAAGCAATCGATTGGCATACCACCATTTGATTGTAAATAAATTTTGTCCTCATCCCAACGCTTAACAATAACGTCTTGATGAGATCCAACAGGAGTAAGACTGACTGTGATGGTAGTCCAATCAACCAAGTATTTCCAATATGGTGGAAGAAAAATTTCTTTCTTATTCGTTACTCTACCACGAAAATAAACACCATTCTCTGGTCCCTCAAGACATGCATGAACCAGTCTCATTCCCTCTTTATCTGGAGATGGGTGTGGAATGTTAAATGGTTTTATACCAAATGATCCGGTGCCACCAGAAACAGTGCCAGAGCAAGAAATATTGACACCACCGGCAATATTCCCACCCATGGTTAAGTTATTGGTGATTTCAAAGTCATCAATTTTTGCTCTCGAATAATACCGATTTGGGCAGGCATCCTTTGGATAGTCTTCCTCTGCAAGCAAATACTGCTTTGTAATATATTGATCTAATGCTGATGCTGCTCCATATGCAGCACGGTCAGTACAATCAGGACCATCTGGTCTACTGCTTGGTGCAAATTCTCCTGCCATTACTCTTTCTCCTCAATGTTCTTAACGGTTTCACTAACCATGTCTCGAATTAGTCCCTCAACATAGTTATGCTCAAAGTTGAATGAATATCCTTCGTTACCACCAGGATAATCTTCATGAGATTCACCTTCATATTCTACTACAAGATCATCATCAAGTCTACGTGCAACAATATAATAGTCTGCATTAATGGGACCACCAGCATTATTTGCGACAACAACTTGCTTACCCCAGCGAGTTTCTTTTACAAATAACTCTTGCCAACAGCCAATTGGAGTCAGACTGATTGACATATCGTCGGGATTTACAAGTCCATCCCAGAAAGTTGGAAGATTAATAATTCCATCTGGAGGAACTTTTCCTCTACAGTAGACAGCAATCTCTGGACCTTCGATACAAACATGGCGAAGTCTCCACCCCTCTTTATTAGGGTGTGGCATATCAAAGGGAAGGTCTTTCTTCAGTGCAAGGATGTGCCGTCCACAATTAGAAATTACGTTTCCTTGTGCCTGAACATTAATCATTGCTGTTACATTACCAGCAACATCAGTGTTGCCCATCAATGCAGATGGTCCAGACACAGAGAATGAGTATGGATTGTTAATTCCATAGCACATTGCACCAGGAACAATCGGTGTAGGTGCATCACTATTTGTCAACGGTGCAACATTAAGTGCTCCATATGGATATGGAAATGTTGTGGGGTTTCCAATAACAACGGGGCCTTCTACCATTGCAGATCCATTATATTTCAATGGACCTTCGCCACAAGCAGGAGCAATACCACTTCCTACTTTTAATTGCCCACCAATGACGGCATCGTCTAAGTTAAATGACATTTTTACCCCTGATTTTCTCTCTGAATTTTTTGTAAGTTATTTTTTGAATCTTTAATTGCACAACCGTCACTGACTCCGCGAATGACAGATGAATATATTTTCATCTGTGAGTTTGCAACTAGTTCTGCAGATCCGGTTGATACTATTTTATATAAGTTTTTTGTGGTTACTAACAGTTTTTTACTGTCGAGACTAATATTTTCAGTGGCAACCATTTTAATGTTACCTTTTGACCCACCCTCACCAACAGCAACCAACTCAATATCAGTTGCTTGCAATCTTAATTTTCCATTCGTCGCAAGAACAACAATGTTACCATTACTAGCATGAAAAAACATAGAGTCTTGTGCTTCTTCATTATCCTCACCACATGTTACCTGATAGTTACCAGGTGCTACGGCTGATGTCCAACCTTTCCGTTGACCATCATTATCCATAAAGAAACTATGTCTTCCATCCTTTGCTTGAAGTAAAATTCCAGCAGTTACATCACCTGGTTTATGAATATGTCCAAAGGAACAAGATCCGTGGTCGTTTCCATAACGAACACCTGTGTAATTATTTTTAGCAGTATCTGTTGGGTTTGCCTGATTATTAAAGGCTCTGGCTTCCTGCTCTGTAATGACGCCATCATTATTGGCGTCAACGTTACGGTTTAATCTATCATTTACCTTATTATTTGAAGTGGGTGATCCCATTTACGGTTCCTATTTAATAATACTATTTAAGACAAACTATCGGTGGTTCCAGGAATGTTAAGTCTTGGATCATTACTAGAAATGTCAGTACCCTGCCTGAGGATTGCAGAAGGTCTTGTGGTAACCTCACCATCAATACTCTCTTGTAGTGTATCATATACCTGTATGAGTTGTCCAGGTGTTTCGTATACACCTGCATAACGAACTCCTTCTTTGTAGAAGACTTGTCCATAGTATGGTCTTCCATCTATGTATCCAGTCTGTTTCAATCCAACCAAATCAGTTACCTGTAAGATTTGTTCTGGTAAGATATCAGGATCAACTGGGTCTCTAACAACTCTAAATCTTGGAACTGCCTGGAAATTAATTCCAGTATCAGTGATCATTCTAATTTGTGGTTGTCTTGTAAACCCACGTCCAACCGGAGTTCCTGGTGTTTCTGGTTCTACATTGACATTAGTAATTCTACCAAAAGTGTCGCATTCATATGTAAGTTTCACACCATTACTTGGTTCAATCACAAGTTGATCAACTCCACAATTATAGTTAATACCAGTGTTTACAACATCTACTCCCTCCAATTCAAGAGTGACTGGATAAGTAGAGTCCCCTGTTCCACCATCGGGTGGTTTCGGATATCCATTTCCAGGGTCATCAACAATAACTTGACAAACTCTACCCTTTCCAACAACTTTTAATGGACATGGAGGAGGAATTATAACAGCTGAGATACCGACAGGATTTGTTGTCCAAGGTTTACTTCTCCCAGTAGATACGTTGATGTCAGTTGTTATATCCATTTTAACAACTGTTGGATTTTCTTGGAAACTCGTGTTTGGAATACGAATATTGCGAAGTCGTATCTCAACAGTCTTCTTTCCTTTTGTAGCATTAAATGATTCGTAGCGAACTGGATCTGCTTTTATATCACGAACGCCAAGTCTAGCTGTTTGTACCCTTACACCATCAATAAAAATGCGGGCAACGTCATCACATTCTGTTCGGATCTTATATCTACCATCAACAGGAAAATCCACATTCTCCCAACGCATAACCCAAGTCTTACCCTGAATTTCCTCTGTTGGTTCGTTTATTTCTTGGAAAAGTGGTGACAGGAATCCCTTTCTATAACTTGCCAATTCGGTTGGTCCAGCATAAGTTACGCCACCTTTTGTTCCACCAGATAGTCCTGATGCTGGAGATCCTCCCTTAAGTTCTACACTTTGTTTTTGTTTACCTCTTCTGCCAGATTGAGTCCAAGTCACACCTTTAATTTTAATCTTCTCTACTGCCACACCAGAGTTACCAGGATCATCATCCCACGACAACTTAATGTCAACTTTACCATCACCCTCGATACTCTGACCATCTTGAGAAAACTTAGCCTTTCCAGAAACAATCTCAAAAGTAGTGTTGACATCAAATCCATTTGCAGGATTATCATCAATAGTAATTTTCTTTCCGTTCGATGATACTCTTATCGGATTGGATCCACCACCACCACCTACTTTAATAGTTTTACTCTTACTTCCTTTTTCTCCGGTTTGTGCGGCAGTAAAACTAACATTCTCACCTCTACCAACTTTTAAAGTTCCAACAGAAAGACCAGAAGTTTTGGGGTTATCATTCCACTCAAATTTCAAGGAAATATCTCCACTTCCTTTAACAATCATTTCACTGCCATCACCATTGAATTTTGCAGTTACTCCTGATGATGTTGATTGAATTTTTAACGAAGCATTTACATCAAATCCGTTGCTAGCATCATCATCAAATTCAATTGTCCTACCATTGTCTTTAACTCTTCTCCCTGCTGTGGAGGATGCACCTTCAGTTCTTATGGGATAAGTATTATCACCACCCTGTCGATTTAATCCAATATAAGTAATCTTATGACTTTTTCCAGATGTTGCTGCTTTTGGTTTTGTTAACCAATCTTTAGTATCAAAAATCTTTTTCTTGACTGTCTTAAATTTTTCAGTCTCTTGATTAATAACTTCAACCGTAATCGTATGTTTCCCTTCCTGCAGTGGAAACTTGACAATATCAGGGAAATCTGTCTTAAATCCTTTTAGAGTTTTTCCATTAAAACTAGTTCCACCCTCCAAAATTACTCTATCATCAACAAGAATTCTTCCACCATTATCAACTGTTCCCTTCATTCCATAGAAACCATCGTATGGTGCTTCTACAACCCAAGAAGTTCTAAAGATTTGTCCACCATTATCAGAGTCTGGTGTACTTAATGGCAGTACAGGTGACATTGCATATCTATTAGTAAATGCACTCCAAGCAGGATGAGTCACAGGGAACCATCTATCTTGAGATCCAGGAAATCTAGTTGTCCAAAATGGATTATTGGGGCATCTTCCCTCTTGTTGAGGTTTTGGTTCTTGTGGAGCTGGTGGTAGTGGAGAATCAATTGATATTGCAACACCCATTGGATTTTGGTTCCAGGATTTTGCAGATACAACTTTCTTTTCTTTGAATGTGGTTTTTATCCTCATAGCAAATGCCATAGGGTTACCCTCAGCAAGAGGTTTACCTCTAACTTGCTTGAGTTCTACTCGAATTCTATATTTTCCTGCTTCAAAAAATCTAGTTTCAAAACTTTTACCAGTGCTCTTACCAGGAGCACTAAATCCTTGCTTTCTGATAATCGTCTCATCACCACCGTTATTAATATCACGAAGTCCATTACCAATTGATTTTTGGCCACCACCAGAACGATTACCAATATAAATCTCTGCTGAATCATCAGCCATAATTTCAAAATTATAGTTTCCCGTGATGGGGAAGTCTACATACTCCCATCTAATAACATGAGTTCCATCAAAATCATCAGTTGTTGCCTTTTTAGTGTCTGGGTTAAACGGAAGCACGCCGAAACGAGATAAGAAATCTCCATCTCTACCTGCTTCTGGATTCATTCTCCAAAGTTTTCTGTCTGCACTATTAATGAATTCTTTAGTATTAAAAATTTCATCCGTTTCAAATCCAGAGTTAGAAGAACTTGATCCTCCCGAACCTGGTTTTGCATCCACTCTAAAAGTTAAATCAAATGTACCTCTGGTTTGCTTTCCTTGTGGTCCGACTCCAGTAATTCTTTTCTTGTTTGTAGCAGTGAAAGTTCCTCTATCAACTCTGACTTGCATATCATCATTATCATTCGCAGATCCAACATAGTCTGCAAAAATGATCTTACTTGGTTTATTACCTCTTTCCTTGTCACTAACACCAAAGGATTGCATCGTACCTTGCTCTACAATCCCAGAGTTTGATTTAGTATTTGAGATCTTATTAATGTTTATGGTTTTTGATATGTCACCTTTCTCTCCACTTTGAGACCAAGTTTTATCTCCAATTGTAATAGATCCTACAGAGAGACCAGAAGTTCTAGGATTATCATTCCATTCAAATTTAAGAGTAACATCTCCCGAACTCTTACCTTTTACAACTAAACTTGACCCATCGTCAGAAAACTTTGCTACAAGTCCGGGAGAACTAGAAACAATTTTAAAACTTGCATTAATATCAAATCCATTAGTGGCATCATCATCAAACTCTATCTTTTTACCCTTATTAACAACTCTCTTTCCAGATGTTGATGAAGCCTTATTACTATATTCAATTTTATATACTCTTTCTCCAATTTGAGGTTCCGTCTTAGCGGAGTCCGCAACTGCAACAACTTTATAGTTAGTGTTTCTAAGAACTTTTATATTTTTCTTATAAGATTTTCTGTTTTTTTGAACATTGTCTAAAACGAAAGAGTGTTCTCCACCCTCGGATGTGAAAGCGAACTTAATTGCTCTATGTTTTTGAGTCCCTTGTCCGTAAACTTCAAATTCAGTTTGAATATATTCTTTTTCTTTTCTCTGTTTAGTTAACGTTTTGAAAATGGGAATATTTTCTAGGTCAACTCTAATTCTATGTACTCCCTCACTGACAAATCTTTTTAATTTATCTGGAGAATCCTTAAACCTTTTTGTTCTACCAATAAGAATATTATCTAAGTAAATGTCAGCGACATTATCTGCAGCATATCTAAAATTATAGTCACCATCATATGGAAAATTTTCTTCCCATTCTAAAGAGTGTTCTATCCCAGCAAAGTCACTACCAGGAACGTTTGACGGTGGAACTGGAGAAACAGCATACCTATTCATAAAGTCACTCCAAGCTGGATGTTCAACCTTGTGAATAGTTCTTGATTTTTTATTGAGAGCAGTGACTTGTAATGGTTTTTCTCTCCGTGTCGTCCACCAATTACGAACTGTATTGTCCTGAAGGTTTACTCTCGTTCCACCTCTTAAAGACTCTAAGAAATCTTGATATCTTTGTTGTTCAATTTCTACTGGGTTTCCTTTAAGAGTTGCATAGGTTCTTGGATTCCATACTCCAACCTCATTTCCATTAACATCAAATTTTTTCCCAAAAGTAACTACTTCTGATGGACCACAAGTTGATAAATCATATTCTTCAAAATCCTCTTCGTCCTCAAAAGTCTGTACGGTTTCAACAAAAGCACATCTAGAATATGCAGGATCTCCAATCATGATGGATCGAACAACTGCTCCTGCACCGATACCATACTCATCCACAACCTCTGTTATTGGAGGGTACACGTATCCCCATCCACCATCTATCAAATCTACTGCAATTAGACCACCATCATCGCCAAATATTGGATTAGCTTTTGCTCCTATTCCATTACCACCAGAGAAATTAACATGTGGTTTACTATCGTCAAAAGCATCTGACCTTATACTACCATCTTGATCATAGATATCAAGTCCAGTAACACCGGAGCATCCTTTTTTACCAAAAGCAGAATTGTCAGGAATGAGATCATCTGGTGTCAGTTTATTGACCTCATTAATATTCATGAACTGTATTTTATCCCTTCTCCTGAGGATAAATTGAGTCCCTGGATTTAACTTCGCATACTGATTGGCTTCATATCTATTGAGACCATCAACGTAACCTCTTGTAGTTGAAATATATCCAACCCTAATATCACATTTATTTGCTGGTCCGAAGAGGTTAAACGACATGCTGATCTATTATATACCTGTTATTTGTCGTAAAGATATTTAGTTACCCGTCAAAAGTAAGCTTAATAGAGCTCTATGTTGATAGCAGCAGTTCCTGCTGGAGGTGGGGCGAACGGTGTCTCTGATGGTGCTGGAAGAACTTCATCAATCTTATCTGATACTCCTTTCTCAATAGATTTAATACTTGGGAAATTAGCATCTGGTTGAGAGGATCCACCATTTGCCATGCAGTACTTATCAGATACTGCTACGTTAGGTGTTAACTCACAACCAAAGACATTAAGACTGATATTTGTAAAAGACAAAGCAGCACTAATACTTCCAACAGCGTCTGAAACTTGACTCAAAACATCAGATATAGATCCACTTACTCCAGCAAGTTCACTTTGTAAATCTTTTACAAATTCATTTATATTATTTAAAAGATTATTATTAGCCTCATCTATTTCTGTCTGATTTGAATATATGATATCTGAAATCACATCCTCTGCAAAACATGTTGGCACTCTTGGATTTCTCTTTATGTCGTCGGCGTCTACATTTTCAACATTTTCTCTCGCCTTTCTTTCAGCATTATCCATATCTAAAGCGTCAGTTAAAACACCTTCAATTTGACCACAAACATTTTCAGTCAATTTACCATATAAACATAAAATTAATTCATTAGATAATTCTTTTACATCCGCAAACATAGATCTCATATGAGTTGGCACCGCCGCAACAGCAGCAGTCATTGCCTTATTCATTTGCTTCAAAACATATTCCATGATCTTGTCAAAGACTATCTTCATATACTTTGCTATTTCACATGATGCATCAGAGATTAATTTTTTGACATCTTGAATGGGATTTGATACTGCGTCAATGTAACTTGATATAGCTGCGAGATATGAATTTAATCTTTCAGTTAACTTATTAATAATTGTTTGAATTGATGATATCGCTGACTGAACAAATTGAGCTGGATCGGGTTTCATTACAACGTTACATTCTCTTATCTTACTTTCACGCTTAACATCAGCAGCAGAGAGTTGATGCATGGCATCAGGATTCTCTTTCGTTGGATTACCTTGACTTGGTGTTGATGGAGATTCTTGTAACTTTCTTAATTTTTTAACATGATCTGCTACCGCTTGCATTGCGGCATCTTCTACTTCCTGGACTGATAGACCTTCATTTCTCGCTGCTTCTCTGGCATTATTTGCAACTTCTAATCCACCAGGAACTTGTGAGAGAGGAACGTCTGGTCTTAATCCAAATTTATTAGTCTTAACTCCAGGTGGTGGTGGCGCAAGTGTACTTGCAGTAGTGCTATTAGTCGGTTTCTTTGTAACTAAACCGTCGTCTGGGGCTATTGGTCTAGCAGTTCCTGCTGGTACTTTTCCCTCAGCATATCCGCTAGTAGGAGCAAAGTTAGATTCTGTATTGCCAATCTTTGCTGACATTGGAGTCTGGGCGTTATGTCCCATGATTCCCATGATAACGGGGACCTGTTGGTCCTGTCCATCCATGAAAAATCCAAAGACAAAATTACCCTGACGGATCATGGGGGTCTGGCTTGCCCCTGTTTGCCCACCACCAGCAGTGATGGGATACATGACACTTGCCCAAGGTAATTGATCCGATGGGATAGACTCTTCTTCTTTATCATGGATACCCATGATACGAACTTTATATCTCCTACCCCATCCAGGAATACTATATGGATCCTCAAATTTTCCAGGCAGAGTATTTTCTCTCCATTCGGAATCGTCGGCAACTTGACCGAGCCACCAAATAAATTGTGTGCCTAAAAAACCAGGATCAAATAGTGCTGCTCCTTCTGCCATTAGTCGTCATATACCAGACATTCTGGTTCGGATGGGTTTTGGTCACAGAATAATTCTAAGTAAGACGGATCGTGATGATCTCCTGCTTCAATTTCTTTTTTATGATGTTCTGCGTATTCTTCCAGATCATGCAGTTCGCCTTCAATGTGACGACGCATTTGTGGATTAGTTGTAGGATCTTGAAGGATCTCTTTGTCCTTCTTGATATGTGCTTCGATATTTTCCATGTTTGTTTTTAGAAAGCGGTTGTCGTATCAGTTGCTAATCGTGATACTGTTCTTTGATAGGGGTTTTGAACTCCTGGTGTTTGTGTTGGAGTTGCTGGTTTACCAGACTCGTTTTTACCCTCTCTTGCCTTTCCAGTTCTACCGAAGGAATCTCTTACCAGATTTAGTTTAGTATAAGTTCCCTCAGCATTAACCAAATGGCACAATGCCGATATAATATATAGACCACCAATTTGACGGTCAATATCGTCATTCTTTGTATCCTCCTGTGCCGATGGAGCATCAAAATAAAGTGCATCACCTGCATGTAAAGAGAAATCTCCAGGGATAGTGATCTCAATCTCAGAAGCATACAGTTGATTATAACGCATGATTGCCTGATTGGTAATCAGTTCAGGTCTAAAGTTTGGATCCTTTGACTTTTCAATCTGCTGCTTGCTTGTTCCTGATGGTAGAGTTCCAGTGTCCTTAACAATATAAGTTGTTCTTGAGAACTGCTTATTCTCCCCCTGGCGGTTGAACTCTGGATTCAGGACTGGTAGTTCTTTACCACCTTTTTTCAGAGAATCCTCAACACCATCATCTCCTGTGGCCTTTGGATTTAAAACTTCATACTTACAGGTATATGGATCAAATAGAACGATTCGTGTTGACTGAAATCCTGCTTGCATTTTCTCTTGAACATTAATACGATTGTCTTTAGAGAATGTCAATGCTTTCATATCGTAACCCTCTGGGATATTAGCACCTCTTGAGTCGGGAGTTTCATTATAGATAATTGATTTCTTTTTCTCTTGACTCAGCAGAGTGTCAATCGATTTAAAATGATACCCCTTAGAAGTTTCATAGAAGAAAAATCCTGCAGTTTTACCAGGTGTTACAGAAGATGGGGCACACTTCTTAGATAACCAATTCAATGTATAGTATGGTTTCCATTGTCCAGGGATCTCATTCAGTTCAGTGGCATCTTCAATGTCAGTAACATCTTTTTCAGTTTCTAAGAAATTAGTTAATATCTCTTTGACTGTTTCTGATGCCTTACCATCAAATCTTTTATTGATTCTAACCTCATCATTAAGAATGTATTCTTTTGAAACTAAGTGAAG